AAATAAAGTAATGACAAGGAAATAAAAAATTACTGAATTATAGATATGCAATTTAATAACTAGACTTATAGTTAGAAGAACTAAGAAAAACGTTAATTGAATAAGCTTAGATTACACATTGTTTATCTATAATTTTATTAAATTTGAAATGGAGATGAAGTTATGAATTTAGTTGAACAATTATTAAAAATAGATGCTGGTAAAATTGAGGTGCCTTCTAAGGAGGTAAAGCTTAAGCTTGCTAAACTTGGAAATATGGAGATTACATTTAAATGCAATGCTATTTCTATGGAGAGATACAATGAAATTCAAGAAAGAGTACTTCAAGTAGATAAGAAAGGAAATATTCAAGGATTTGCAACAGCACAAGCAAAAATAGAAACTGTTCTTGCAGGAGTGCCAGAGCTTAGATCAGAAGAGCTTATGAAACATTTCAAAGCTCCAACACCAAAGGAACTTATGAATAAGATCTTCTTACCTGGTGAAGTTGATATTTTAGCGGATACTGTAACTGAAATTTCAGGAGTAGAATCTACTAACCAAAAAGAAGATATAAAAAACTCATAAGCACTGATGAAACTGTTAATCTCTTATATTACTGCTGGAAACTTCATGGTAAGTGGCCAGCAGAAACAATTAATAGGGGATTTGGAGAAAAGATTATCATCAGTGCTTTTATTGAACAAGAAATTGAAGATAAAATGAAACAAATGGAAGTCTTGTATTCAGGAGGTGATGATTAATGCCGTTTGAACTAGATTCAGCATTATTAAAAGTTATTGATGGAGCTCAAAAAGCTCAAAAGGCAATTGATAGTCTATCACCAGTAGCTTCAAAAGCATCTGAAAGTGTGAAAGCAATATCTAAAGCATCAGAATCAGTAGATAAACTCGAAAGTAGCTTTAAAAATACAAGAGATGCAGTAGGAAATACAAGATCAGCTGTTTCTGATTTGATACAAGCATTTACAGATAATACTGGGGAAAGATCTATTGAAAATATTGGAGAAAAAGCTAAAGGGGTAGTTCAATCAATATCTAATGTATCAAAAGCAGCTAAAGACATGAGAACTAGTTTTAAAAATACAAAGGATGAGATTGAAAATGTAAAAAACACTGCATCTAATTTGTATAAGGCTTTTGCAGGTACTGACTTGGGTAAAAAATCTATTAATTTTATAGGAAAACAGGCTTCAAAAGTATCTCAGAAATTTCCTAAATCCAATGGAGGTAAAGTCTCAGGAGTCTTGAATAAAGGGGGACAAACAATAGGAAAGGCTGTTGATGGAGTTCAGAAAACTAAAAAGGCAATAGAAGGTCTAGCACCAGTGGCTTCAAAAGCAACAGAAAGCGTACAAGCAATAACTAAAGCATCAGAATCAGTAGGTAAAGTTAAAAACAGCTTTAATGATACAAAAGATGCAGTAGGAAATGTAAGAACGTCTGTTTCAGATTTAATACAAGCCTTTACAAATAACACTGGGGAAAGATCTATTGAAAATATTGGACAGAAAGCTAAAGAGGTAGTTAAATCAATATCTAATGCATCAAAAACTGTTGAAGACTTGGCAACTAATTTTATAAATGCAAAAGATGAGATTAAAAATGTAAAGAGCACCGTATCTGATTTGTTTAAAACCTTTAAAGATAATGATTTGGTTAAAAAAGCTACTGACGGTATAGGAAAACGGGCTTCCAAAGTAGCTCAAAAAATTCCTAAATTAAATAGCACTAAAGCATCAAGGACTGTAAAATCAGCTGGAATTGGAGGTAAGGGGTCTAATGTCTTGAATATAGCTAAACAATCAATGGGAAAAGTTGGTGCGTTAACTCCATCTCTATCAGCACCATTACAGGGGATATCTGGAAGTTTTGAAAAAATTAAAGGTGTAGTTTCAAAGAGCTTTTCATCTATATTTGGAATCTTTACTAAATTGCCATTACCTCTTCAAATAGTAATTGGAGTAGTTGGATTACTCGCAGTTGCATTTGCTACAAATTTTGGTGGAATAAGAGATATAGTTATGGGAGTATTTAATAAAATTTCAGGTGCTGTAAAAGCTGCAATAGACACCTTCAAGAAAACAGGAAGTGCAGCTCAAGGAATAGGAGCTTTATTTACTAATTTATTTGGACCTAAGGTTGGAAATATTGTGACACAGACAATTAATAAAATAATAACAGTAGTTAAATCAATAGTAACCTTTATTCAAGCTAATATGCCTAAAATAAAGAGTATAATTCAAAATGTATTTAAAGGAATTCAATCAGTTTGGAATTCAATATTGAAACCAGTATTAACATTTGCCATTCAAATTTTTAGTCAATTAATAAGTTTTGTAATATCTAACTGGCCACGTATAAAACAAACTATTACGACTGTTATGACAGCCATTAAAACTGTTATAAGCACTGCATTAAATATGATAATGGCCTTTTGGAATGTTCATGGGCAGACTATAAAAGCAGTAGTGTCTTCAGCATTTAACATAATTAAAACAGTAATCATGACTGTACTTAACGTAATAACAGGAGTGATTAAAACTGTAATGCAAGTTATAAATGGAGATTGGTCAGGCGCATGGAATACTATAAAAAGTACTGTGGGAACAGTATTTAATGGTGCCATAGATATTATAAGAAATATATTAAATTCAATAGGTGCAGTATTTAAAGATGTGGCTAAAACTGCTATTAGTTGGGGTAAAGATATGATAATGGGAATTGTAGATGGTATAAGAGGAGCAGTAGGTTACATTGAAGATGCTATTTCAGGTGTAGCAGATAGGATAAGATCATTTCTTCATTTCTCAGTACCAGATAAAGGACCTCTTACAGATTATGAAACATGGATGCCGGACTTTTTAAAAGGCATGGGCCGTGGCATCAAGGTTAATACTCATTTAGTAACTGAACCAATTAAAGATCTTGCAGTAGGAATAAAAACTGGTGTAAATAAAAACTTATCATCAGGAAACAAGACTAGTAGTCAAGGATTTAAAGGCGCTTCTGGATTAACTAAAGATGATAGCTCACAAAATGGATTTGCAATAACAATAGCAAAGCTTGCAGATTCCATAATAATCAGAGAAGAAAGCGATATAGATAAAATTGCAACAGCTCTAGCCAATAAATTGAGTCAAACAGCTCTTGGAATGAGTTAGGAGGTATTTTAAAATGATAGAATTTTGGTTTAATCAAGACGATACATGGTTACAACTTCCTGTACCACCTTCTAGTTATTCACTTAAACTAGCTAACAACAATTCAGTAGTTAGTGTAGAATCAATTGGAGAAATAAATATATTAGGAGATTCAAAGCTTTCAGAAATATCTTTTGAGAGCTTTTTTCCTGCCCATAAATATAAATTTTGTGCATATTCTGATATTCCTAAACCATTTGAGTGCGTTGCACAAATAGAAGCTTGGAGAAAAAGTAAAAAGCCAATAAGAGTCATACTTACAAACACAGATATCAATGATCTATTCTCTATAGAAACTTTTGAGTATGGAGAAAATGATGGAACTGGAGATATAAACTTTACATTAGCATTAAAGCAGTATAAGGCATTGAAGTTAAATGAAAAAATTGTAGGTCAGTGGGGGGCAAGTTTTAGTTTAACTGATGTAAATAATATATTGGGTGGTAATATATGATTAAAATATACAGCTTATATGAAGGATGGCTTCTAACAGATATAACTCCAGTTTGCAAAAGCATTGAATTATCAGCATCAATAGATCAGCCAGCAAGAAAATGCTCATTTAGTATGTTATATTCCTTATCAGATATAAATGAGCCTAGAGTTCAAATATGTCCAGGAACATTAATAAAGATTGTAGATGAAACTTATGGAGAAATTTTTAGAGGTGAAGTTGTAGAGAGGACTTTAGGAAGTTCAAATCAAGAAGAAACTTTTACTTGCTATGATTATATGAGGTTCATTATGAGTTCATCAACAAGTATGAATATTAAGAATATGTCTCCAGAAAATGTTGTATATAAAGCTTGTGAGGAATTAAACATCAAAGTTGGTGATGTAGTGGTAACTGGAATGCCGATAGGTAGACTATGTATAGATAAGAGTTATTATAGCATAATAATGCAGTGCTATAGTGAAGTTAGCAAGCAAAATGGAAAACAATATGTTCCTATTATGAAAGCTGATACGTTCAATGTAATTGAGAAGGGGCAAATAATATCAGATTATTTGCTTCAATCTGCTAATGTGGATTTGTACAATAACAATATAATAGATATGAGTTACAAAGATTCTTTAGAAAATATGATAAACAGAGTGAAAATTTTTGACGTTAACAATAACTACGTAGATCAAGTGGAAAATTCAGAGCTTGTAAAAAGATATGGTGTTTTCCAGACATCGTACACAGTGGAAGATGATAACAACACATATGAAGTAGCACAAAATAAGTTATATGGCTTCAGTGAAGAAATAGAAATTGAAGCTATTGGCAATTATAGCTGCTTAACGGGGTATGCTGTTAAGGCAAAAATATGGTATTTAGACATATTGAAAGATGCAACTCTTTATGTTAATGCTGATACTCACACCTGGGAATGTGGAACAGGAAAATATACAATGAAGCTTACAGTAAGCTTAAGCAACAAAATGGATTTACAGGAGGTTGATAGCTAATGGATCCATATGTAAAAATGTTAAATTTAATGAAAAGAAAAGGTGCAGAAAGTAATCCTCTTTCCATATGCATTGCTAAGGTTAATTCTCCACCTCCTGAAATAATAATTCAAACAAATGATTTGCAGCTATATAAGGATGATCTTTATATAGCTGATTACTTATTATCAGGATATTCAAGACAAGCATCAGTAACAAATACTGATGGTACTGCAGTAAGTTTTCTAGATACAATAAAAATTGGCGATGAGCTAGCAGTATTGCCCACTAAGGATAATCAAACATGGATAATACTTTGTAAGGTGGTGAAATGTAGTGGCTAGTATATTACCTGAAACAAATTTAAATATGGCAAATAAACTTGCAGCATTTTCACAAGAAGAGAAAGTTACAGATATTCCCAAAGAATATGTCTGGGACTTTGAAAAAAATGATTTCAAACTTAAGGATGGAAAATTTCAAATTGTAGAAGGAATAGAAGCATTAAAAATATGGATATGGAAAGCTCTTAAAACCAGCAAAGGAAAGTATCCGATTTACAGCGATGCATATGGCAATGAATTTGAAAAAATAATTGGTAAAGGGTTCAGTAAAAGTTTAATCGAAAGTGAGGCTAAAAGGTTAACTTTAGAATGTTTAAAGGAAAATAAACACATATTAGGCGTAAAAAACTTTGAGGTGGATAAAAACAATGATATTTTAACCATAACTTTTACAGCAATAACTGATTGTGGGGAGGTGACAATTGATGTATGAAAATAATACTGAAGAAAATTTAAGATCACAAATGTTAGATAGTATTGATTCTGGAATATCTAAAAGTGAAGGATATTTTGTATATGATGCTATTGCTCCATCTGCTAAAACTATAGCAGATTATTATAAGGCTCTAGATACAATTTTGAAATTAGTATTTGGAGAGGAAGCTCCAGAGGTGCCCAAAGAGGAGTATGATAAATTTATAGATAAAGATGCAGCAAGACATGGCTTAGAGAGGAAGCAAGGCTTATATTCAGTGGGGCAAGTGACTTTTTTAGGGTTAGAAAATTCTATAATATATGAAAATAGCATAGTTCAAACTGTTGAAGGCTTAAAATATAAGGTGACATCTCAAGGAAAAATTAAAGATGGAAAATGCATACTAGGAATTAAAGCAATAGAAATAGGCTCTAAATATAATGTTCCAGCTAATGCTATTGTTGAAATACCAATTAAAATAAATGGGATAACTAGTGTGAAAAATGAAAGTGCAACTACCAGTGGAACTGATACTGAAACTAGTGAAAATTTATTGGAAAGAATCATATCTAAAGAGAGAGAAGAAAGCAGCAGTGGAAATATATATGATTATGAAAAATGGGCTCTTCAGATATCTGGTGTTGAATATGTGAAAGTAAAACCTCTTTGGGATAAAAGCAATGGAATGAATGGAAATGGAACTGTAAAGGTAATAGTTGCAGGAAATAATGGAATGGAGCTAGATGATACTATAGTACAAAAAGTTAAACAATATATAGATCCAGCAGATGGTGAAGGAAGTGGAAAGGCACCAATAGGGGCTAAAGTAACTGTAGTATCAGTCAATCCATTAAAAATTGATGTTAATATACTTGGTCTTACTGTATTAGATGGATTTGATATAAAGGATGTTAAAGACAATATAAAAGAGTCTCTTGATAATTATTTTAAAACAATTCCAGTAGGCGGAGTTGTAAAAATAAATACTGTTGAGGCAAAGGTAGTAATGACAGCCGGAGTTAATGATATATCTTCAGTAAAAATAAACAATGATACTAAAAATATAATTACAGCGGATGAAGATAAGGCATCTTTGGGAGGGATAACTTATGAGTAATACAGCTGATTTTGAAGCATTTAAAAATATTAATATTGTAAGTCCTTCAAGTGAAAATAGTGGAAATGAGTCAAAATATAAGCTAGAAAGCTATGTTATTGATGAAATGAAGAATGGCTATATTTTCCGGGAAATATTTAATGCTTACGGACATAGCTTCGATAAATTAGGTTTGGATATTTCAGATTTATTCTTGCAAATTTTGCCTCAAACTGCAACTGAATGGGGATTGAAATTATGGGAAAAACGAGTTGGAATAACTACAAATAATGCTAAATCAATTGAAGAAAGAAGAGCAAGGGTATTAGCAAAGCTTAACTCTAAAGGCACAACAACAGTTGAAGTAATAAAGCAGATATGTAAGAGTTTTGTTTCAGAAGCTGAAATAATTCAGAATAACCCAGAATACTATTTTCAAGTAAATTTAATAAGTGATACAGGCTTTCCTTATGCTTTAGATAGCTTGTACGATTCAATAGAAATAGCTAAACCGGCGCATTTAGGCGTTAAGTATAAACTGATATCCGTAAATCAATCACAAATGTATTATGGCTTAGCATCAATTATGGGAGAGACTATGACAGTCTATCCGTGGATTGCTAAAAATATTGAATCCAACGGAAAAATGGAAAGTGGTATCAGCCAATGTACAGGTTCAGAGAGTATAACAATATATCCCAGTAAGGAGATGAGTTAATTTGGCAGAAAATTTTTATACAATGTTAACAAAATTAGGGAGAAAAAAATTATCAGCTTCAGCAGTTTCAGGTAGTAAAGTAAACTTTAAAACCCTAAAAGTTGGAGATGGAAACGGCTCATATTATGAACCTTCAGAAGATCAAACCTCAATTGTAAAAGAAGTTTGGTCAGGAAATATAAGTGCAATTTCAGTCGATGGATCAAATGAAAACTGGATAGTTGTAGAAACAGTAATACCAGCAGCTGACGGAGGCTTTTTCATCAGAGAAGCTGGTATTTTTGATGATGCTGGAGATATGATTGCCATCGCAAAGTTATCAGAAACCTACAAACCAGCAATTTCAGAAGGAAGCACAAAAGATTTAGTCATAAAAATTGTACTAGAAGTAAGCAATGCAAGCAGCATAGATCTTAAGATAGATCCAAATGTAGTAGTTGCAACTAAAGGAGATATACAAATATTACAGTCAAAATTTCAAGAAGTCAGCACTAAGTTATCAGGGAAAATGCAATTGTATATTAGTGAGACGCTGCCAGCTATAGCTGATAGAACAAGTGATACGCTGTATTTTAAAATAACAGATAAAATAACCGATGGCTTTGCAGACAATGTAAAAGTAAGTCCCAATATGGGAATTAAAATAGTTCAATAGGAAGATAAAAATAGTGTATATATTGAAATAATAAAGTTACATTTGAATATCTACTAGGCCTAGTGCTCAATTAAGTCTATAATGTAGAAATTTAATTGCAATATATATTAAAAATTAAATATTTATATAAATAATGATTAAAACAGTCAATAAGAAAGGGCGATTATATAATGGCAAATTTAGATAAAGTAAGAGTTCAATTATTAGATGAAAGTACAGGTGCAGTATTAAAGGAAGTAAATGTATTAACAAGCGCAGATGCAGTTACATTTGCTGATGGACAAACGTTTCAACAAAAGTTAGATGGAGGATTATTGAAAGGCCCTCAAGGGGTTCAAGGTATACAAGGTGTGCAAGGACCAGCTGGAGATCCATTTACAATTGCAAAAGTGTATAGTTCAGTTTCAGCTATGAATACAGGATTTGCTACAGATGGATTAAAAATAGGGAGCTTTGTGTTAATAGACACTGGAAATATTAATGATGCTGATAATGCAAAATTATATGTTAAGGGTTCAACAGCATACACATATATAACAGATCTTAGTGGAGCAACAGGTATGCAGGGGCCACAAGGAATCCAAGGTATACAAGGTCCACAGGGATCATCTGGAATTAGAGGATCTCAATGGTATAGTGGAACTGCGATAACAGGCACTAGCACCTCAGCAACAGTTTTTACTGGAAGTGGTATAACTTCAGCTTTAGTAAATGATCAATATTTTAATACAAGCACAGGAAATGTATATGTATGTACAGCTTCAGGAGACGCAAGCACAGCAAAATGGGTATATTCAATATGTTTAAAAGGAGCCACAGGCGCAACAGGTGCTGCTGGACCAACTGGTGCAACTGGACCACAAGGGCCGGCAGGAGCAGATGGAGCAAGTATTAAAGTTGGTACTGATTATGCAAGTGGAACACAAGTTAAATTATTTCTAAAGACTATTTAAGGGGGAAAACAAATGGCAACAAAAAATATAGAAATACAAGATAGTACAGGAAATATATATTACCCACATACTGATGCATCAATTGTTAAATTTGGGGATTCAAATGTTAATGCAACATTGTCAGATATTGTGTATCAAACAGCAGGCGGATCTGCTACAGCAATAACATTAACAATTAGAGGAACATTAGTAAATGGATATCCAATAACTTTTATAGCAAGTATCAATAATGGCGGAGCTGCAACAACTATAAATGGTAAAAAATTATATAAACCAGGAACAACAACATCACCAAACTTAATGGCAGGAAAAGCATATACGGTTTGGTATAACTCAACTGGTGACTGTTTTTTTATCAAAGCTAGTGCGGAAGGCACTGCACTAGCGTCTGATGTACGTAAGGATAAAACATTTAGTAATAATAATGATGCTGGTATAGTTGGAGGGCTTGATTTATCTTTATTAGTTCCAGGAAATATAAGAGCAGGTATTACTATAGATGGTGTTACAGGTAAATCTTCCATTGTAGATACAGCAGATACTACAGCTTCAGCAGCACAGATTTTAAATGGTTCTACAGTGTACGTTAATGGTAATAAGGTTACTGGTACAATGATTAACAGAAATAAAACAGGGGATGATATGTATAGTTCGGCATACCCTACTCAGCCGATAAGCAAAGCAGCACAGGTAATATATGGCCTAATAGGCTTAAATAATCCGTCTGCAAAGCTAGTAGTATGCCCTGCACCAGGCTACTATGCAGGGGATACTAATGAGTATACCTACGTAAATGCCACTGATGTAGCTACAGCAATAGGTCTAACAGCAGCTAAGCTTACTAAAGACGCAAATGTGCTCGGAATAACTGGAACAGCCATTCCAGTAGGTGGTTATGCGGATTTGGGGAATACACAATATGATACACCTGTTATTATTAAGGATACGTCGCATTATCTTATATATAGAGTAATATTCGATAGTGCTGGTAATTATTATACAGCAGGACGAGGTGGTGATAGCTATGTAAGAAAGTTCAGTCCAAATGGTACACTATTATGGCAAACTGCAACAAATGGCGATGCTATTGATATAGCCTTTGACCCTACTGAAAGTTATATTTATACAGCAGAGGATGGTTATAGTGTCAGAAAACTAGCTTGTTCTAATGGTGCGCAAATTTGGGTATATTATGACCCTGAAAGTAGTAACTGGATCTATGCAGTTGATGTAGATAGTGCAGGTAATGTATATGCAGGAGGGGCACTTGGAAAAATATATAAGCTTAGTTCTAATGGTGGACTAGTATTAACAATCAATGCAGGAAATACTTCTAGTATTATACATCCTAGAAGTCTATCAATAGATTCAGCTGGTAATGTATGGGCAGCTGTAGGAAACTACATCAATAAATATTCACCTAGTGGCAGTAAACTTAATTATTATACTGCATCAAGTGTAGTTGGACTTGTTATAGATGGTTTAGATAACATATATTATATTACAGATGGGGTAAGCAGCTTTCAAGAGCTACACGTTGTAAATGCATCATTTCAGGGTGGTAAAAGATGTATTTATGGTGATATATATTTCATGGATGTTGATAAAAGTTCTAATACTGTTGTTATTACCACAAAGGACAACTACAACCTTAATGATGCGTATGTACACAGATTTGATTCGTTACTCAGACAGCTAGGCTCAATAAATTTCCAATCATCTACTACACTGCTGCCCGTAGGCATTAGTAAAACTGGGGTTATAGCTGTCGGAGATAATTCGGGAAATACAACAATTTACAAACCAAGATTTAAAATACTATAATAAGAAAAGGAGAGATGATTTAAATGATATTTTTAGGATTAGAAAAAGTAGATGATACGAAAGCTAGGGTAGGCCTAACACATTATTTTCCAGAGCAGCTAACAGAGGAAGAAAAAAGTACTGGAATAATTGTGGACAGCGTACCTAAGCCAGACGTACCGGCAGGCAAAATACCGGACTTATATTATCTATATGAGACAAAAGAGCTAGTGTATGAATACAAAGACGCACCCAAAACAAACGAACAGCTAACAAGAGAAGACATTAGCAATATCTATTATATACTGATGAATGGAGGATTAATGTAGTATGCAAGTATTATTTGGATATACAAGAATTAAAGAATTTTATGATGAAGGGTTATGGAATAAGCCTATGGTGTGGGATGCAGTAAATGCACCGAAGCCAAAACTTACTAAAGAACAATACACAGAAATTACTGGAGAAGAGTATTTAACAGAAAGACCAAGTGATGAAAAATAAAAGAATATAAGAAATAGATTAGCACCAATAAGGTGTTTTTTTATTTCTTATTTAAAAACATTGCTTTTAGAAGTATTATATTTATATTTGTAAAAAATTACTTGATTTTAAATATATAAAAGAATTTGTGTTACGATTGTTGTTGGAATTTACCAGTAAAGGAATTAAAATGGTTAATGGACGCGTCATAAATGATAATTTAAGGGAGAAATGATAAATGAAAAATTACTTTAAAAAGTTCAGTATAATGTTTTTAACGTTGTTAGTTATAATAGGACTTGGAATTATTCAACATGGAAATGTAGCTAAGGCGGCTACTCTTGGTCAAAAATTAAGTTCAGTAGAAAATGGTTGGACTAGGTACGATGATACCAATGCAAATATATCTTATATAGGAAATTTTGGTCGTTCAGATTGGGCTACTAATCATACAGGAACTGGCTCACTTTTGGTAATGGATGCATTAGATACCAATGGACTTAGATTTAATTTTACAAGTAATAAACTAAGATTATACGGAGTTGGATATCCTAGTTTAAGCGGACATAATATAATCTCTATAGATGGAAAAGATTATGATGTTTATGCATACAATCAAATTAGCAATAATATAGTAGCGTTGACTTTTGATATTGAAAATCTTTCAGATGGAGAACATAGTGTAGAAATAAGAAGTAATGGTTGTAAAAGAATATATTTAGATGCATTGGATATAGATAAAAATGGAACATTGTTGCCATATAATAAAGCATTATCGCTTGATAATTCATCTATGGAGTTAAATGTTGATGATTCAAAGAAACTAATGGTAACAACTACTCCAGCAGCAATCGAAGCTAACCTATTATGGAAATCATCGGATGAATCAATTGCGACAGTAGATGAGCGTGGAAATGTTACGGGAATAAAAGAAGGCCAAGCAACAATAACAGCAATAATAAATGACAGAAGTAATTTAAGTGCATCATGTACAGTAAATGTTACAAATCCAATAACACCAACTATAACATTAAATAAAACATCTGATTCTTTAGTTGCAGGACAAACAGATGATTTAGTTGCTACAACAACTCCAGCAGGAGCTCAAGTTATATGGAAATCAAGCGACGAATCAATAGCAACAGTTGATTCAAGAGGTAAAGTTATAGCTATAAAAGAAGGGCAAGTAGTAATAACAGCTACAACTGTTGATGATTTAACTGCAACATGTGCTGTAACTGTAACACCAAAAACGACTGAACCAACAAATCCGGATCCAGATCCAACAGATTCAGATAAGATAATTAATATTGCTCATGCAAAAGGTGATAACACTAATAATGCCGGGGGAGATGTTACAATCATATTTCATGGAGCAGCTGATGCTACATTGTGTGTGATAAAAACAGCAGATGTAAAGGACGTATGGGTAGGAGATAATTTTACATATACTATAGTAGTAACTAATACGGGTACAAAGACAGCTAAAGCAGTAGTAGTAAATGATCCAGTTCCTAAACATATTGATTTTTCGGTTAATGGAGTAACAACAACTCAAGGTACAGTTGATTCAAGTTCAACATCTAAAAATATTATAGTTAATGTTGGGGATATTTCTCCAGGTGCAACAGTTACAATTAAAGTACCAGCAACTGTTATAGCATAAGTTGATTGGTTGAAAGATAATTAAATATAAAGTTTATAAAAGGAACTTGCAGTTCAAAATGTAGGTGTCTTTTAATATTTATACACAATAGGATACAATAATGC